TCGCTTCCGTCAGTGTTTGCTGCGGTAGTAATGTTTGATGCAATAGTTACAGCAGGGTCTTGAACGATTGCTCTAATGCCGTCTAAAGTCCATGCCGCTCTTACTTCTTGAAGTGCTAACTCTAACTCTTCGGCTGCTTGGTCGTAAGCAACTGAAGCAAGTGTTACACCGTAAATCTTACGTGAACGGTTGTATTGCTTGTTAAGTGCGATTGTTACTAAGGTGTCTTGAACTACTGCGTCGCTGAAGTCAGCACCTGGATGTGTTGCTGTTACAGTTCCAATGCCTGGTTTGTGAACCATAATTTGTCCCGCTGGTCCAATCATATATTTGTCCGTAAAAGTTAAACCAGGAACTAAAACGTTGCCTGCAAATAGGTTTGGTTCTACAAGTGGTGAGTATTTGTCGTCAACGTTGTGTCCTGTTGACGCTGGATATAATAAGTTTGCCATTTTTTAATTTCTCCTTTTTATTTTTTAATTTTGGCTTGTTGGCGTTGGTATTGCTTGTAACGTGGGTTGCTCTCCATATACTTGTCAACTTCCGTCTTGTTACTTGGTGGTGTCTTTGTAGTGCCAACAACTACTTGACCGCCTAACTTCGCTAACTGTTCTTTAACGTAGAAGGCTTTTTGTTCTCTTGTGCCTTCGTGGGTGCTTTCATCCACCAACTTAAAAAACATCTCGCTACTTTCTTTTGGAATACCTACTTTTGCTAACAACTCGTTATTTTCGTAAGTCGTTACCTTTGCTGTAAGTTCTCCGTGTTGGGCTTTTAAGGTTTCGTATTCTTTCGTCAAAGTTTCTATGCCTTTTGCTTTTTCAAGTAATGATTTTCCTTCGGCAAGTTTTGTTATGCCTAACTCTTTAAGCAATTCGCCCTTTGCCTTTGAAGAAATACTTTGAACGTGCTTCTTGTATTCTTCTGGGCTATTAAATGTTGGAACTTCTACCGTAGTGGCTTTTGCTTGCGGTGTTTGTTCGGTTGCTTCTTGTTGAACTTTTACTTCTTGATTTTCCATTTTAACTCCTTGTAGTTTAATGACTTGTCGGTCTTGTTTTTTGCAGTTTAAGGACTTATCGGTCGCAGTATTTGTATATTGTCTATCACGTATTTGTGATAGGGAATACCGTTTATTTGGACTTCTTCGTATTTGATTTCTTGTCCGTTAAGTTGCTTTACTAAATCGTTAAGGTATTTGAACTCTAACGCTTGGAACATTTGCTCGTCGCTCAATTTCGCTTGTGGGACGTTTGGAACTCCACTCGGGAACTCTAACTTGCCTAAAAACTTATAACGCTTTGTAGGGCGAATGTAGTAGTTGAAAAACTGCCCTTTGCTGTTTGCCATAAGCATTTTATCAAACCTATCAGCAAAGCCGTAATACTCATAAACCGAAGCGTTATGAAACCTTATGCGTAAGTTATCGCCAAACACTCCTACTCCGCTTATGAAACTTGAATTGACTGCTTGGTAACCCCATTTGTCTAATTGGTCTTTTTGGTCTGGTGATTGGGCTATTCTTTGATAGTGTGCCGTCATTTCTTCTCTATACTTGATGTTCTCGTCGTGTAGTAGAATGCTACCGTCAGCCATTACAACCCCTATGCTTGTCATTCTATAAGCCCTTCGTCATTAACTGCTTGTTTAGGGCTTACAAAACTTTCGCCACGTTCTATCTTGATGTTTCTTGTGATAACGTTTCTTTGCTCTTGGGTGTAGTCGTGTTGGTATATTCTCTCTACGGCTGTTTCAGTGTCAATCAAACCTGATTGTTTAGCCGTTGCCATTTCGTTAATCTTTTCTAAATAAGTTTGACCGTTGTATTCTGGGAACTCAACTTGAACGACTAAATCTAAATACTCCAAGTTAAACAGTTTCTTGTTTAAGATGTCGTCATATATTAGCAACAACTTAATAACTCGTGGAATGAACTCAACCCATAGTTTTATTTTAGCGTCACGAATAATCACTGTCGCCTTTTCTTGTTGGACTAAACTTGCGCCACTTACATTAGCGCCTACGCCTTCCAAACCGACTGACGTATAACTCATGCCGACTGTTTGATACACTGCCTTATTAAGCCCGTTTATTGCGTCGGTGTATTGCTCTACTTTAATCTCGGGTGTATCTCTAAATATCTTGTCTTTGTTTTCTTCTTTTGGTTTCATTTTAACCAAGTCGTAATAATACTCCTTCGGTGTCATTGAAGTCTTACCGTCTATGGTCGTTGGCAATATGCTTTCGTCCACCATTAAGATTGGGCGTGAGCGTCTTATGTATAAAGCCATTGTGCTGTAAATCTCGTCTATTTGGTGGAATAAATCTATCACGCCTTCAAAGTCGCTTCCGCCATAAGGTAGGTCAGGGAACTCGTTACTCACTGCTTTGTTCTTCTTCCACGCTGCCATTAAGATAGGAACGCCAAAGTCTTGGTCTTGTAAATCAGCCAAGTCAGGAACTTTACTCAATGGAACTTCTTTTCCCTTATCGTCGTATAACTTGTAGTTAATCGTTCCTTTACCGTAAATAGAGTGCAGTTGATAATCTCGCTTGTCTTCCACATAGTCGTCTTTGAAAACGATCGCTTGAACCTTACCCCATTTTGTTATAAGGTCAAACCGCTCTCTTGGGTATAACTCAATTATAGGCTTGTCGTGGACTTCGGCGTCAATGATAAACTTAAATGCAACGCTCCCCGAATAACTTTCATATATGCTTGCTTGTTGAACTAAACTTTCCCACTCAACATCTTTTAACAACTCCGCCACTCTTTCGTTTATTTCAAGCGATTTGGCTTCGTCTTCTTCATCAATGTATATGCTAACATCTCCACTGAATAAAAGGCTCTTTAAGTGGTTCATTAAGGCTTCAGGCGCTGGGTAATGTAGTTTTGGAACATCTACTCCGCCTACCCACTGCCAAAATCTTAATCTATCGTGTAAAAGGTAGTTGCCCGTTTGGGTGTGTGTCTTGTAAAAAGTCAAAAGATTGTCGGCATCGCTACTCGCCCACATTTGATTTTCTTTCATTCTATATTCGGCTTTCTTGGAATTATTCACAAGCGGTAACTTTAAACCGTTTATCTTGTCATTTATTTTTTGCTCTACCACTTTGTCAACTCCCGTCATTCTTGTAAACCAACTCATTAGCCCACCCACTTATCTATTTCGTATCTTAATCGTGTGAAGCCGTATTCAACAGCGTCTATTGGGTCTATCATTGTGCCTTCATTTGGCTTGTCGTATCGTTGATAGTTTCCCTTGTCTTTTTCTTTCTCGTCATATCTTGCGGTCTTAAACGCTTCTATAACTTCTTTGCATTCGGCGTTAAATCTTAACCGCTCTTTCCATAGGTAGTTAATACCCATTTTTATTCTTTGGTGTATCTCTAACTTTTTGAAACTCTTGTTGATGTTTATTCCGCCTAACTCATTGGCGTATTTTATGCGCTCAAACTCTCTTAAAAATGTTACATCTAAATCGCTTAAAACTTCCATTGGCGCTTTACCCATTATCTTGATTGCGGACTTGATAAACTCTATATAGTCCAACGCATAGTCAGTAGGCATTTTTATTGCCATTCCTTCCTTGTCGCTGTTCTTGTGGTAGTAACTCTTTAACACGTCAATGTTTTTTCTGTCGTGTGTAATTGCTATTAGAATGAACGATGTTGCCGAATGGTTTACGCCTGGATCAGCAACTACAACATATTGGTAGTAGTCATTAGCATTAAAGCCGTCAATGATGTTGGCTTCCGTTACTCGGTAGATTATGCCTTCCGCTGCTACTCTTTGTCCTAATATATCTCGCTTGTAATCAACGCTGTCCGGATCGTATTCCTTAATGATTTCCGCTATTCTTTCTTCGGTCATTATTGGATTGTCTAACATTGTTGTGTGAATATAATTAACGCTACCTTCCGCCATCCACCTGTCAATGTCTTTATACAGTTCGTGTCCTGGCGCTGTTGGGTTTAAATCTAATATATGGAAGCGGTCTTTACTCGCTATCGTTCTTTTGATTATTTCAGCTCTTGTGTTGGCGTGCAGTAACTCGTATTGTGTTGCTATCACTCCACCAACGCTCCAACCTTTGTAAGGCTCGTGGCTGTCTTTATTTGCTCCGCCAAAAGCAACAACATACTTAACGCCGTGTCCGCTGCCCTTTTTTGGTAACAGTATCAGTGCATCGTAGCCTTCGTATTTGCCTTTGAATACTCTTTGCCTTCTCTTTACTATCTTTCCGTTGATGTTAAACTTCTTCTCTTGCCAATCTTTGTAATGCTGTAAGCCTAAACCGTCGCCGTCAAATAATATCGCTTTTGCGGTTGATTGCGTTTGCCCTATTGCCAAGAACACTCTTTCGCTGCTTCTTTCTACTCTATCAGCAAACTTGATAATGTTGTTGGTCGTCTTTGAACTTCTTACAGGTCCTTCGGCAACATCAAACGTCTTGTCTTGGACTAAGATGTAGTCAACCATTTTCTTTGGCGGTGTTAAAAACTTCTTTTCAAACTCGTTGCTCTTAATCGCTCTCATTGTTTAGTTTCTCAATAACGGTTGGTTCTACTGCGTCGTATTCTTCACTGTCGCTGTTATTATCTCTATGTCTGAACTCGCCGTTGCTCTTATTTACTAACGCAAAATAAACGCTACTTGGTTCAGGGCCTATTTGTTCTACTCTTACATTCTTTTCGTTAAGGACTTCCACGCCGTCTATGTATTTGTATTTGTAGGTTGTTATTGTCCTATCATAGCCACTCACTAACTTACCCAGCGACATCTTGGCGTTGTTAACTAATTCCTTGTCACCGTTTTTTATAGCGTTAACAAACTCATCAATAAGTATCATATACTTATAATAAGTTGTTTTGCTAATACCCATTAACTTGACAATGTCGTCGTGGCTAACGCCTTGCTCTCTCAGTATAGCGATAGTCTTTAGGTGTGGTTTAATTTTGGTTTCGTATAAGCTTGGTCTTCCGCCCTTGTTTTTGCTTGCCATTGAACCACCATTTCTTTTGGCTTTTTGCCCTTTTTAATTCCAAGCAGTGTAAAATACACTATCTCACATTAAAAATAACACAAAATAAAAGTAATTGCAACAATTATTTTTGGCGATAAAAAAAGAACGTAGAATTTTACGCTCTTTTCTCCGTGAAAGGAAGTAAGATTTTCGGCTTATAAAGATAGATTTGAGATCCGTTTTTCACTCGCCTTATACCTTACATCTTTTATTATAAACTATTGTTTTCTTAATTGCAACATCTTTTTTATAATTGTTCTTCCCTTTCTTCAATCTCGTAGTGCTTAACGCCTTTTAACGCAGTATTTCATTGCAATTCCTCCAAGTATTGCTCATTTTAT